CCTTCACAGGTGTGTATAGGGTTGCCCGCCCCTACAATAAATTGTATTCGGGTCCCGAGTACTTATACATAGTACACAAAAGGCCTGGACTTACTTTGAATTAGTAAGGTTACTCATAAGTCTTCTACTCGTCTATTAAACGAATATATGATTCATCTACTTCCGTAGAATCCTCAGTAACTATATGTAGGTCAACAAGTTGACAAGGACCAGGCTTATTCCACATATCTAGTTGACGAGAAATATCCTTAAGGATACTTTCGTAAGCTTGGATTGGATCAGTCTGATTATTACCTACCCAACCTGATATATATGAAGTACCTTCTGGTACTTTCATACACTCGAGAATCAAATCTCTGAGTTTGATGAGATCAAGCATAGCTTCATCCCATTCTTCATCACGGTCAGGTAAGTCCATCTCCTCTCTCATTTCTTCGAGAGGGTCTTCGACCATCATATATGCATACCAAGCAGGAGACACTCTGATCAAGAGTGCCGAACTAGTATATCTTATCAAAAATGATATAATAGACCGTAAAGGAGCAGAATCCCAAACTACAATATCGTAGATGAGGCGATAAAGCCCTCCCCCATGTCCCAGCCCAAAAGTGGCAAAGCCATTTTTGGATTCTAAGAGGCTATACCGGAAACAATTGTTTTCAAAGTATAGCTTATCTTTCTGCCATTTGGTGTAAATACTACTACGGTCTTCGATGTGTCGGATCATAAATGTTCCAAGCACGATCTCTCGTAGGTTCGTAAAATACCATGGTACTAGTAAACGTAACCATAATTCGAGGCTTTCGCCTGATGAATGGGTACTACAAGTACTAAGGCCTGATGGTCCTAGGATCATCAATATAAATATTAACCTTAATCTGTCTGAAGCTTTACGCTTTAAGAACGGCATTAATGCTAATATATCTCTTACGCTACATAAGGAAAGAAAGTAACCTTTCTCCCTCATTTCCATAAGTAATGACGGTAGATATTTGTAGTTTCTTACTGTAACCAAGATATTACCAGCACCAAGAGGAGTAAAATCCCCTAAGGTACTGTGTATCCATCTTTTGGCGAACTCTGCTGTAGATCCTTGATGAGATTTCACAAGGTTTACATCTACACCGAGAACTTCCATGATTGCAAGGTAGGCTTTCGCCACCGCATCATCGGCAATAACAATGTCATCACCTAGCACTGCATAATTTGTAAATATGCATTTACAACCACTTCTCTGAGCCGCTATCTGAACTATAAGATGGTGGGTAAGAGCTAACATCCCAAATGAGCTATAACAGCCCATTGGTTGTCCTACAGAATACCTAATTGGTGAATCATCTAAGTGCCAAGGTCTATCAAGGATAGCCCGCCACAAATCACCTCTAACACCTAAAGTGTTGAGAATTTGGACTTGCAATTGAACAGGTAACCTGTCAGTTGCTGCACTTAAATCAAAAGAGTAAAGCACGTGCGACGCACGATTTAAATCGAGAAGTCGTCGTAGTGGTTTCACCTGGTTAAAGGTTCCGTCCATCGGTAGTTTTCTTAAAACTGCCGCAATAGAATTATGGAGAGGATGAAACACAACTTGTGTGCACCAATCTGTAATTGCTATTATACGAACTTTTCCTCGTGCCTCGTTTAGTTTAACTAAACGTCCCAAGTATCTTGGGAAACTCTCCGATATTACCATGATAGGTAAAAGGGCCATTCCAAGTAGTATCAATCCGAAATGCCAAAGGACAGTCATATAGTATCTATTCGATAAACAATATCTTACCCAGTTATACCACACTCGTGGATAACGGATATAGGCTATTGCATCTAGTGGAGCACCATATGTAGCTTTTGCGTAATTAGGTCCAGCACTTTCAGATATCGTAAAGAGATCTGGTTGCTGTAATCTTAATGATTTCAACCCTAATGAGTGCACTGCAAGATCTATCTCATATTGAGGTAGAGTACAGCTGGTCCCTTTAAAAGGATCGGTTATAGTACCCAGTTTTAATACTGGTCTAGCACCCATTACTCGGTAGATTGATAGAACTGTTAATACAGCTCTTATAACTAATTTCCCTTCTCCTGAATCTCGTAGCTTTCCAGCTATCATAGATTTACGGAGTATTAAAGGAATTAGTTTGGGTAAGCCTTTCCCAGTAATGCTTATAAAGATCGAAGATCTTTTATAAGATTCATTACCAAACCAACATACAATAGCACGGGATACCTCAGCAAGATACTGAACTAACCACGTGGATCCATTATGTTTCCATAATGTTTGGACTCTATTGCACATTGGTAGGAAACCATGTTTCCACATATGTGATAGACCCATGAGCCAGACTGGAATTCTGAAGAATGATAAGACCTCTTGAGGTCGAATCCATCTTTTTAATTCCATTTTGAAACCGGCATTATTCATGAAGTTGTTTGTCACAATTTTATAATAATGTTTGGTTATCAATAAGTCGCACTCATGTCCTCAAAGGTTAGGGTGTGAGCCTTCTTCAAAGGGCTTCGCCGGTTGGAAAAGCTATTAGGTCATGCTAGTTATTGATGATGCCATCTCAGCATCATTAGTTCCGCCACAGTAGTTAACCACACTACCGCTGATCATCGATCGGTTATATTATAACCGGAAAATGATAGGCTTATGGAGTCTGGAACAGGTACCACTAACCCTTATGATTAGCGTTACGGCCCTTGAGGGG